AGCGTTGGGCTCAATTTTGTAGTTGGTCATTGGTCAGTCTCCAGTGTTACGCCATCAAGAGCGGCGTTCTCGTTTCAATCTCAAACGCCACGAAGTCCAGGTCAGCTAGTTGGTCAAATGGCAAGCCAAGGATCACCGCGCGCGTAGCAGTCGCGTCGGGGAACATTGGCAGGATTTCGCGTTTCATTTTCAATCCTCAGTGTGAAATTGCAATTTTGAAGTTTAGTAGCCGGTCCGGCCACGTCAAGGGCTAAATCTAATTTTTTGTGCGATTGTGTCGAACTGTTGGGTTTCCGGGTGATGGGTAACCAGTGTGGTCTCATCTGGCGACAGTGGCGCCAGTGGAAACATAGGGGGGGTGGATTTTTGCCTGTGGATAAAGTTGTGGATAACTTTCTAGAATGCCCTAAACACGCAGGCGAGGGTCAGTGTCGCCAGAAGTGTCGTTTTTCCTTTGTAAATCAACCGGTTACAAAATTGCGGAAAAGCGGTGCCATTGTCGCCAGATCGAGATTCCCATAATCCCTACCCTGGAAATCCAACATTCTGTGCAAAACGACAAAAGCATTTTGTCGTGTTGCCGTAAATCATTGATTTATAAGGAAACGCAATTGCGCAGAGTATCTATTATGTTAAATTTACTCGATCTAGTTGCAAAACGGGCACACCTGGAAGGAAACGGGGGGGGCACCCTTGGATTCGCACAGGAAGTTTAAATTTAAGTAGGTCAACCCGGCATCCCGATAAAAAATTAAAATTTTGTTGCAAAACCCAAAATCTAAAAATTTTTGCAAAAAAGAAAAATTTGCACTTAACCATCCACTAGATACACTCAAGCTATGACTAAGCGCAGATCAAAACCCAGACTGGAACTGGTCGAGACCACGCTGCCGCACTGGCTGCTGCCGCCTCGCTCGTCCACGTCACCCGTCTCTCGAGCAGACCTGGAGTACCTGTTTCATCACATGATCAAAGGGCACTCGGTCAAAGCCATTTTGAGAGATCATCCTGGAATGCCCGACTACGGCGTGATCATGAAGTACATCTTCAGTGATCCGGCTCTGGAGGAGGAGTACTACGAGGCCAAGCGGGTCCAGACAGAGGCATACAACGAGGAGATGGTGGACTCGGCCCGTGGAGATGGCGACACCCCGGAAGACCTGGAGCGAAGTAAGCTGAAAGTGGCAACGCTCAAGTGGCTGATGCAGAACAACAACCGTAAGCGTTACGGTGAAGTGAAGACGTTGAACATCAATGGGCAGTTGGACGTGGCCTCAGCGATGGACAAGGCCGAAGCGCGGGTGGAGGGGGCGTTGCCCGACCCGATGGTGATCGAGCATGAAGACTGAACCCAGCAAGCAGGAGCAGCAACTGATCGAGCGGGTGCTGACGTTCAAGTATGACCCGCTGGGGTTTGTCATGTATGCCTTTCCGTGGGGTGAGAAGAACACGCCGCTGCACAACGTCAAGGAACCGCGCAACTGGCAGATCGACGACCTGATGATGCTGGGTGAGCATCTGCAGACCGACAAGGCGCTACAGAAGATTGGTGCGCCGCCGAGGCCGTTGTACTTAGCACGAAGCTCTGGTCGGGGGCCGGGTAAGTCGGCGCTGCTGTCGATGCTCAACTACTGGCTGGCGTCGTGTTGGATCGGTGGTACGGCGATCGTGACGGCCAACACGGAAGCCCAGTTGCGGACACGGACGATGGCCGAGTTGGGTAAGTGGCACACGATGGCGATCAACCGGCACTGGTTCGAGAAGTCGAGCATGGTGCTGCGGCCTCAGTCATGGTTCAAAGACGCGATCGAGCAGCAACTGAGCATCGACGCGCAGTATTACTATGTGGAAGGGCAGACCTGGAGTGAGGAGAACCCGGATGCGTTTGCCGGGGCGCACAGTCAGATTGCCATGATGCTGTCGTATGACGAGGCGTCGGGCATACCGGACCCGATCTGGGCAGTGAGCGAGGGGTTCTTCACGGACCTGGCGTTCCTGCGGCTGTGGACGGTGATCAGTAACCCCCGGCAGACGACGGGACGGTTTTTTGACTGTTTCCACAAAGACAAGGGGTTCTGGCACACCAAGACGATCGACAGTCGCACTGTTGAAGGCATCGACGCGACGGTCTACCAGCGCATTGCGGACAAGTACGGTGAAGACCATGATGTGACGCGAGTGGAGGTCAAGGGGGAATTCCCTAAGACCGGCGAAGACGCGGTGATCAGCCTGGGACTGGTTGAGGACGCCGTGGAGCGGGATGTGGCCCCGATGGAGCGGTCCAAAACGATTTGGGGGTTGGACGTGGCGCGGTTCGGGATGGACCGCACCGTGCTGACCAAGCGGCGGGGTAACGAGCTGCTGGAGAAGCCGTTGGAGTGGCGGGGCAAGGACTTGATGCAGACGACAGGACGCGTGGTGGCCCTGTACGAGGCGCTGCCGCATGAGAAGCGCCCGGACATCATCGTGGTCGATGCGATCGGTCTCGGGGCGGGCGTGGTGGACCGGCTGCGTGAGGCGGGGGTGCCGGTCAAGGCGGTTAACGTCAGTGAGAGTCCGGCAGCAGGTGATCGGTTCATGCGTCTGCGTGACGAGCTGTACTTCAAGATGCGGGAGTGGTTCGAGGGGCGGGACTGCCGACTACCCGTGGGGTGTGAGGGGCTGATCGGAGAACTGACGCTGCCGACCTATGAGTTTCGGTCGAACGGGAAGATCAAGGTGGCGTCGAAGCAGGAGATTCGTAAGAAAAGCGGGCGGTCGCCCGACCTCAGTGACTCGTTCATGCTGACATTTGCTGTGAATGATCGCAAAATTAACTATGATTACTCTGATAAGGGCGAGGGATACCGTGAGCTGGGGTGGATGGCGTAGTGAGTAAAGAGAACGACGAGATCCTGGCGACAGCGCGGGAGCGGTTCAAACAGTGCATCGACATCGAGGCGGAAAACCGCGAAGAAGCCCTTGACGACATTCTCTTCTATGAAGGCCACCAGTGGCCGGAGAAGATCAAGGAAGACCGCGAAGCGGACCAGCGGCCTTGCTTGGTTATCAACAAGATTCCCTTGTACGTTCGCCAGATTACTAATGAAATCAGGCAGATGAAGCCTGGTGTCAAGGTGCGTGGCGTTGACAGCGCGTCTGATCCCAAGACTGCTGAAATGATGTCAGGCATGATTCGTGCCATTGAGCGCGATTCGGCGGCAAACTCGGCCTATCAGTGGGGTGCCGAGCACGCGGCGAAAATGGGCTGGGGCTACTGGCGCATTGTGACCGAATACGCTGACGAGAATACGTTTGATCAGGTGATCAAGATCAAACGGATCAAGAACCAGTTTTCCGTGTACTGCGGGCCGTGCGAGGACCAAGACGCCTCCGACGCTAATTTCATGTTTATCACCCGCTGGATGCCGCGCAAAGAGTTTGAGGCGCGTTACCCGGACGCCAAGGGCGACGAGTGGTCCGAGTACGGGCAGGGTGATATTGGTGAGGTGTGGTTCAAGCATGACGCGGTGCGCGTGGCCGAGTATTGGGAGAAGACGGTTGAGAAGACCGAGCTTCACATGATCCAAGACCCGATGAGCGGGGAGCAAATCACATTTGAAGGGTCATTGCCCGAAGGCGTAATGGCTGACGACACTCGCACGATGCTCAAAACCCGCGTGGTGCAGCGCATCATTACGGGTGGTGAAGTGTTGGAGACGAACCCGTGGGAGGGGAAGTACATTCCGATTGTGCGTTGCCTGGGTCGTGAAGAAGATGTCGAGGGAGAGCCGGTCTACAAAGGCATGATCCGCGACAGCAAGGATGCCCAGCGTCAATACAATTACATGCGCTCTGCTTCGGTGGAGCGTATTGCGTTAGCGCCCAAGGCACCGTTTGTCGGGCCGCAGGGGGCGTTTGCCAATCCGAAATGGCGCAGCGCCAACGTCAAAAATTACGCCTATCTCGAGTGGGACACGGAGGCTGTGATGGCCGCTGGCGGGCAACCGCCGCGCCGTGAAGCCCCGCCAGACGTGTCACCGGGCCTCGCCAACGAGATCAACACGGCCTCGCAGGAGTTGAAAGACATTTTTGGGATCTACAACGCCGGGTTGGGCGATGTGGGTAATGAGGTGTCCGGGGTGGCGATCGACTCGAGGCGATCTGAGTCGGACGTGTCGAACTTCGACTTTTCCGACAACTACGGTCGGGCTTTGGTGCATACCGGGCGGATTCTGGTCGACCTGATTCCCAAGATTTACACCGGGGCACGGGTTGTCAAGATTCTAAATCCTGACGAGTCGGAAGAGCAGGTGCGGTTGAATCAACCGTATGTTGATCCCAACACCATGCAGCCGCGCGAGTTCAATCTGGAAGTCGGTCGTTACGATGTTGTAGTTGACATTGGTCCGTCCTATGCTACTCAGCGTAAAGAGTCGGCGCAGCGCATGATGGAAATGGTGCAAGCCTATCCTGACGTAGCGCCGTTGATCGGCGACCTGCTGGCGAAGAGTCTGGACTGGCAGGGTGCCGATGAGCTGGCAAAGCGGTTGCGGCTGATGGTGCCGCCTGAAGTGTGGGCTGAAGAGAATCCGCAGTTCAAGGCCGCGATGCAGCAGAAGGATCAGATGATACAGATGCTGCAGGGTCAGATGGGTCAGTTGCAGCAGGCGATGCAGCAGATGCAGATCCAGATGCAGAACAAGGAGCGTGAGCAGCAGATCAAGGCGGCGGAATTGGCTGAGAAGGCACGTTCCAACGACCAGAAGCATGTTGTTGACATGACGGGTCTCGAGCTGGAGGCCCAACGAGATTTGAACTCGTCCGGGGTGGCTTATTGATGAAGATGCCGCACGGATGGACTGAGAATTACGCCATTTGTCATTTGCTTGAGCAAAACAAGTTGATGGTTGAGCGTGTCGCGCAGCTCGAGGCGGAAATTGCGCGTTTAGACCGCGAAAAGCAGGGGCGTCGCGGACCCAAGCCAAAACCCACCGCGCAGGGTGATGCGCGTTTAGGAGTGACGCAGTGAGCGATTCTTTGGAAGTTGTCCCGGAAGAACGGGAAGTGGATGCGGGGGCGCTTGAGAACCCCGAGACTGTCGAAGCCACCGAAGAGGTGGAGGCTGCAGAACAGCCAGTAGAGGAGTCGACGACCTCTGAAAATGCGGACCAAAGTGAGAAGCCTCAACGGCGATCTCGCGCACAAGAACGCATTGATGCATTGACCCGTGAGAAGTACGAGCGCGACCGTCAGATTGCTCAGATGCAAGAGCAGATGGCGGCTCTACAGCAGCAAATGCCGCAACCTCAACAACCTGATGACGACATTCCGCGACTGGCGGACTTCGGGTACGACGAGGACCAGTATCACGCTGCGCTCAAACAGTGGAACCAGAGCAAGATTGACTCGTTTCAGCAGCAACAGCACCAGGCGTATGAGCAACAACAACGTCAGGCCGCTGAGTTGCAACAACAGGCCCTCTTGCGCGAGAAGGTTGAAAAAGCAACGGAAAGGTATCCCGATTTCAAAGAAAAGGTGTTTGACCCCAGTCTGCCACCTTTGCGGGAGATGAACCCGACCGCGTTTGAAGCCATTTTGCAATCTGATTCCGGGGCGGATGTGGCCTATTACCTGGCTAACAACCCCCAAGAGCTGTATCGCTTTGCTTCCATGACACCAATGCAGACAGTACGAGAGATCACCATGATGGAGATGAAGCTGAAAGCGGCACCTCCTAAACAGGTGAGAACTCCTTCCAAGCCACCTTCCACGGTGTCTCAGGGTGCGTCTGAAGCGGTGACTGATCCGAACAAGATGGACATTGATACCTGGATGAAGTGGCGAACAAGTCAACTTCAGAGGTAATTTTCAATGGCTAACGTCAATCTCACTCCTGACATGATCACCAGGGAAGCCCTGCGGATCTTGCATCAGAAACTCAACTTTGTCGGCAACGTCCATCGCGATTACGACGATCGCTACGCCAACGAAGGCGGCAAAATTGGTGACTCACTGCGTGTCCGTCTGCCGTACCAGTACAGCACTGGCACGGGTGCCACCATGGCGACCGGCACGGGTGCTGACTCCATCGGTGTGTCGACCACGCTGCAGATCAGCGCACAACGCCATGTCCCGATGCGCTTCACGTCCGAGGAACTGACCCTCGACATCGAGGACTTTTCGTCTCGTCACATTGAGCCTGCCATGGCAGTCTTGGCCGCGAAGGTTGAAGCAGATGTGCTAGGCACTGCAGTTGCGGGCGCGTCGAACTTCATTAACGCGGGCACCAAGGTTGAGTTTGCCGACGTGATGGACTGCCGTAAGGAACTGGTGAAGAACCTTGCGCCTGAAAACAATCGTTGCGCCATCCTGAACCCGCAGGCGATGGTTGACTTGGTTGTCGACAACAAGTCGTTGTTCCAAGACCAAGCGCAGCTTGCCAAGCAATATCGTGAAGGCATGATGGGTCGCTTCGGGTCGTTCGACTTCTACGAGAACACCCTGGTCCCGGCGATGGCTGCCCATACGGCAGGTGGCACCAACACCTACGATGTCGCGTCGGATGGTCAAGAGAAAACTTTGAGTGCATCGGATTCCGATCCGAACAATCAGACTCTGGCGATTGATACCGGCACCAAGGTCATCGCGAAAGGTGCGAAGTTCACCATTGCAGGCATTTTCGATGTGCATCCTGAGACCAAGGAGTCGACGGGTATCCTGAAGCGGTTCACCGTGACGGGTGGTGATACGGGTACGGCCACGGCTACCTCGATTACCATCTCTCCGGCGATTATCGTCAGTGGTCCGCATCAGAACTGCATTGGTGCTTCGGCTGCTGCAGACCCGTCAGACGGTGACGCCATCACCTTCTTGGAAGATGCCACGGCGAACAATCAGTCCCTGCTGTTCCAGAAGGGCTTTGCGGCGTTTGCCACGGCTGACCTAATCCTCCCGAAAGGGACGGACATGGCCTCTCGACAGGTGTATGACGGTATCAGTATGCGACTGATCCGGGATTACGATGTCGTCAAAGACCGCATCCTGACCCGTATCGACGTGCTGTACGGGTTTAAGGTGTTGCGTCCACAACTCGGCGTCGTATTGCACGACGACTAAACGAGGTGGCCCCGCTTCGGCGGGGCCTTTTTCTATGGATTTCAAGCAAATCGTCTGGCTGTCGAGCTATCCCAAGTCCGGTAATACTTGGGCGCGTCTGTTTCTTGACGCCTATTTTCTGGGCGAGTTGGACATCAATGAGATTCTGTGTTCTGTCGGAGACGACGGCATAGCCCGTTATGCGGTAGGTGACGGGTCGCCCATCTGGTCGTGGCCGGTGGATATTCAGCAATTGACTCGTCCGATGGCGATGCTGCGAACGGTGAGGGCTTATCAAGACTCGCCACAGCCGTTTCCGTTGTTTGTGAAGACCCACCAAGCCAATGTGGTGGCGAACGGCATAGAACTTCTGCCGGAAGCCCTGACAAAGGCTACAATTCACATAGTGCGAGACCCGAGGGACATTCTCCCGAGTTTTGCTAACCACATGGGGTCTGACCTGGATAAGGCGTTCGAGCAGATGACTAACCGCTATCAATTGTTGGCAGCGGCAGAGAACCGGGCAGGCGACTTCCTGGGGGCGTGGGATGCTCACGTCGAGGCTGGGTTAGCAGCAGTGGCCCACAATCCGTTACTGATTCGTTACGAAGACCTGCGAGCGGACCCGCAGACGTGGTTCAGCAAGATGCTGGCCCATGCAGGTGTAGATGTAGACCTGGAGAAGGTCAAGAAGGCGATTGAGATCACCAAGCTTTCTAAACTACGACAGCACGAAAAGAAAGAAGGGTTTACCGAAGCCTCCCGCAAGGCCAAAGACCCGTTTTTCAACAGCGGCAAGGTGGGAAAGAAGATCCCGCCAGGGCTGAAGTCGCGCATTGAGCGGGCGTTCCGCAAGACGATGAAGAAACTGGGCTACCTGGAGAAAGCGAGTGGCGTTAT